GGCGAGGATGCGGCTGTCTGGGTAGGCCGTGATGGTCACCTCGTAGCCGATCGCCTCACCGGAGGCGTACACCTGGTCGCCGACCTCGGTCACCTCGCCCGACGGGATGTAGACCCGAATGAAGTCGTTGCCGTCGATGACATCGATGATGAAGCTCTTGCGGCCGCCGGTGCGCGCCGGGACGATCGCCACCGAGCCGTCGAGCGGGTCCACGTCGGTCCCATAGTAGAGCTCAACCGTTTCCGGCTTGGTCTCGACCAGCGCGAGCGTGTAGGTCATCGACGCCTCGGTCACCACCTCGCGGAGCACGTCCGCGTTCTGCCACGCCCGCAGCTGATCGGTAGACCGCTCGCGCGCCTCGGTCACGCCGTCCTCGCTGACGTATCCGAGATCATCGAAGCCGTCCGGGGTGGTTTCCGCGTCGGTCGGCGGAGTGGCGGTGGTCGCGCCGACGCGAACCGCGCCAGTCACGGCAACGCGCACATTGGAGCTGTTGAGCGCCATGGGTGGTCCCTCCAAAATGGCTTGGTTGGTCACCGCCGGCGCGGATCGGCGGTCTATCAGTCAGGCGGCCAGGCCGCGGACGTGCACCTGCAGCTGCATCACCCATCGCGGCATGAAGCTGGCAGGGTCAGGCAGGTTGGACGGGCCGCCGACCTCGTCGACCCGATAGACGGTGTGCCCGCCGAGGATCTGCCCCGGCAAGCGGTAGACCAGTAGCGACCGGCATCGCTGCAGCAGGTCATGCGCCTCATAGTCGTGGCCGGCCCAGCACTCCAGCCCCACCTGGGCGGCGTCGGTCACCACCGTGTGCCGGATGCCGCCATGCCGCTGCACCAGCACAAACGGGTCGGGCCTCGGGTTAGGCACCTTATTGCCCACCTGCGACCCGTCAAGCTGGGTGCGCAGCCACGACACCAGCAGCGCCTCGACGTCCGTGAAGACGACCAGGTCAGACACGGCCGGCGTCCAGTGACCTGGTCAACGCCCGGCCCGTGGCCTCAGCTCGGCGCGCCGCAGGCGTGGTGGTGATCACTGACGCACGCGCCCGGTTGCGCCCGGTCATCGATGACGCCTCCATGCCCGGGCCGGCCGCGGTCGCGATCTGCTCGGCGCGACGCCGCAGGTCCGCCTCGACCTCCGCCGAGCGCAGCAGCTGACGAACGCCGCGCGAGTTGAGCACGATGCGCGAGCGCGCCATCATCCCTCCATCCTGGACAGGTTGACCACGATCCCCGGATGCCAGCCGGTGTACGGGCTCCGCCAGTCCGCGACCTCGCCGACCACTTCGTACACCTCGCCCCGGACCTCCATGCGGTCGTGCGGTGAGATGTCCGTGCCGGCCGGGGCGTAGACGGCGATGCCGACGATCACGCCCTGGCGGCCCTGCTCCGTCTCCTCGTCGCTGGTGCGCGGCGCCACCCCGCAGCCGGGGATGTCCAGCCGCTCAGCCTGCTCCCAGTCGCGGACCAGGTTGCCGTACCGGTCCTCCACCAGTGATGCCCGCAGCCGGACGACGGTCTCGCCGGCGGCGAACATCAAGGCTCCACCTGCTCGTGCAGGGGCTCGCCAGCGATGTCGGCACCACACGAGCAGTAGGCCGCACCGAACATCAGCGAGCAGATCGGCGAATGCCGCGAGCCGCCCGCCGGGGCAGTGTCCACCGAGAACGCCGCCGGGGTCGCATCACGGCACAGCTCCTGCAGCTGCGCCACCTCGTCCGGCCGGAACATCGCCCGCCGCGGCTGACGCGTGTCCACACTGAGCTGAAACGGGCCGGCACCCTGCTGGGTGACCGCACCCGACCCCGCCTCGTTGCGGCGCAGGATCGCCTCCCGCAGAACCGCCTTAGCCGCGGCGGCGTGGGCGAAATCCTCATCGAGGATGCAGGGGGCGACCCGTGCGGCCAGCGCGATCGCATCCTCGATCAGCGCCAGCGCCCTCGCCTCCGGGATGGCGGCGAACGGCTCCAGGTCGTCTGGTGTCAGCGACACGGCTGGCATGGGTCACCCCCTTGGTATCACTTGGCTGCGCCGCGGCTCTTGTCGGCGACCGACTTCGCCGGCGCCTTTTTCCAGCCGCCGGACTCCAGCAGCCGTTTGGCCGCGGCCTCGTCCACATTGGCGGCCACGCCATCGGCGTTGATCAGTCGGATCACGTCAGTCCCCCTCGAGAGCTTCGACTCTGGTGGTCAGGTCGTCGATGACCGCCTGCAATCCCGTCACGTCCTCGATGGCGTGGGTGTGCGTGGCGGGTGCGGCTCCCACGTCGCCCGGGGCGCTCGGGATCGTCGGAGTGTCCGACAGGTCGCCGTAGGAGCCGCTGGTGGCCACGGCGGCCAGGCCGGTGACGTCACCGGCCGCGTGCGTGTGCGACGCGGGCGGGAACGTCGTGGGCTTGCCCGTCACATCGCCCCAGGCGACATCACCGGCCTGGCCGCCGAGCTCGATCGGCTCACCGTCGGCGTCGAAAAATACGGTGGGCTCCATGCCCTGGTTCGGGGTCGGGGTGGCCTGCGAGACCACCCGGACCTGCTTTGTGGACTGGGCCATTAGGCCACCTCCTCCACGACCGCGAAGCGGTCGGTGAAGACGTACCAGCCGTAGACGATCTCCATGCGCATCGCGATCTGGTTCTGCCGCTTCAGGTCCCCCTGGTCATCAGGATCGCCGTAGCGGATCAGCTCCACCGGCAGGTCACGCTGGATGCCCCAGCGGATGCCACCGCGGTAATCACCGACGATTGCCCGCACCCCGGTGTCGTCCGGATCGCCGTCGGAGTCCATCGCCTCCGGGCGACCAGACACAGTGTCCCCCACCGACGCCGGAAGGCCTTCGAAGGTCGAAATGTTGACGCCGAACCCCAAGTCAGGATACTTTTTGCGGCCGTCCGGGTACCGGGCGGTCGCCAGCGTCCACGCGTACGACGGATCGAACGCGATCCCATTGACGGGCCTCTGTGTAGCGATCAGCAGCCCCACCGCCGCCTGGACCTCCATGTCCGGCCCGGTGTCACCGGTCTCCACCCGCAGCGTGGTCGCGTCCAAGTAGTTGGTCCATGTCGTGATTGGACGCCCCGTCAATGGGTTGAGCCGGTGATAGACACCCAGGTCCAGAGCACGCGCTAGCGCGGTCGAGCCAGCCGAGGCCAGCTCGCGCAGGATGCCGAGCTGGTAGTCCTCATCGGCCCACTGCACTTCCTGGTTGAACCGCATGGTGACCTGCGCCTTGCGCGGCACCGCGGTCACCGAACCGAACGTGCCCTTGGTGCTGGCCTTCTCCGCCCCCTCGGCCACGAACTCGGCCTTCGGGAAGTCATTGAAGGTAATGATGTCGGTCTCACCGAACCGCATGGGCTCACGCCCACTCAGCGCGGCCACCGTGGACCCGGTCTTTGCGTCGGTCACCATGCCATCGGCGATGTTACGAGGCATGAGGACCGCAGCGTCACTGGTTCCAAAAACGGCCATGACAATTGCTCCTCATTGGATCATCCGCCGCCGAACAGGCTGCGCACAAATTCGCGCTCGTCGTTCGCCGGCGGCTTAGGGTTGGCGCCCGCGCGGGGCACGTAGTTTCCGCTCTTGCGGTCGGTGCGCGCTGCCAGGCGCTCGGCCTGCTTGGTCAGCGTCGCCTCATCGGTGGCGGTCAGGAACAGGTCGGCATCCTCATCGGAGATGCCGTGCTTGGTGGCGACCCGCAGCCGCAGCGCCTCCACCTTGGCAGCGTCGCGCTCACGCTCGGCGTCCGCCTTGGCCTCGGCCAGCCTCTCGGCCTCGGACTTGTTGGCCTGCTCGATCTCGTCGAGCTTGGCCGCCTTGGCCTTCAGGTCGTCGTAATCGCCGTACTTCGATCGCTCACGCTCAACCCTGGCCGTGATGATCCGGTTAAGATCATCCTGCGATGTGATCGGCTTGAATCCGCCGTCAGCGGGTAGCGTCGGCCCGCTGTTGTTGCTACCGCCGTCGCCGGCCGGATTCGTGTCGTCGGCTCCCATGTTCCTACCTCCATTTGACCGCGCGTTAACCGCCGCGCGTCGGCGTAACCCTCCATTGCGGAGGAAGACTCAGTTGATACCCAGGTCCTGGCGCATCTGGGCCAAGATCGCCCTGGTGTCACCGCCAGCCTGCGCCCGAGCGCCCAGGTACTGCTGGTACAGCGCGTCCGGGTCGTAGCCGTCTAGCACCGGCGACGGGCTCCAGTCCGGCACCGGCTGGCACCCACAGTCGTCGTGGTAGGCGTCCACCTCACCAGCGGACTGTCGACTGTGGTAGACGAACCCGCGGCTGGCCAGCATGACGCAGAACGCGCACGGGGACAGACTCGTCGGCACCCGAGCCCACCGCGGCGGCGACGGGTCCCGCAATGCGTTTTGCGCCAGCGTCGACCGGCCGCCCTGCTGCACCAGCCGCTGCACCGCACCACCGAGCAGCCGCAGCGCCTGGTCGCGGTCCGGCTCAGAGGCGAACAGCGGACCCACGCCCCAGCGAGCCGTGGCGCGCACCTGCTCGACCGGCAGCGGATCGGCCAGTGTCGCTCGATGCGACCCGCGCACCGCCGCGGTTGATCGAAGTTCGTCATACCAGTCGGCGGCCACCGTCGCCGACGCGTCGCCGTATGCGGCCACCAGCTCCGGAAGAAACGCCTCCAGCGCCCGCGCCGCGGCCACAGCGTCCGATGTGTCTACCGCCGCCCACCAGGCGACCAGGTCCCGGCGCGCCAGCGTCACCACATCAGACTGAGCGCGCCCGTAGGCGACCAGCTCAGCCCTCGTCGCCACCGGTCGACTCCAGCGCCGCCACGGCCGGATCACGGCGGGCGGCCGCGGCCGCAGACGCCAGCAGACTCATCCGCTGCTGCGCCTCCGCGCGCTGCCTGTCCGCCAGGGCGCGGGCGATCTGCTGATCATCCAGCCCCAGCAGCTCCAGCCCCACATCGGTCTCGGCCAGCCAGGGCATCGCCGCCAACTGCTTCATGCCAGCGTCGGCCGCCGCGGCGCGCGACTGGTAGCGCGGGTTGCGCCACCGCGGCGCGATCGTCGCCCACTGGCTTGGGATGTCCGTCATCGCGATGTCGTTGGCCATCGCCAGCGCCCGCTTCATTGCCCGCCGCAGATACGGCGACCAGTCATCCACCGCGCCCTCAGCCTCAGCGATCAGCTCATATTGACTGGCGTCGTAGGCGCCCTCGCTGGTTGGGTTGGCCATGTCGGTGATCGCTACCGCGGTGTCCGGAAGGGACGTTGAGCGAGCGAACATTTTCGCGAACGCGTTCAGGGCCGCCAGGTGCGGCTCCGGCGACGACGCCGCGAACTGCTTCACGTCGGCGCGCGCCAACTGCGGGTCAGTGGCCTCCTGGTCGTCAGGGATTCCCTTGATCCGCCCCATCACAACCTGCCATGCTGCTTTCAGCGACCCATCGGCGTTCTTAAAGATCGACTGGTCGGCGCCCAGCATCCACAGGTCCGGGATGGCGTAGATGTCGCTGTGGGCCTCCAGCCGGATCAGCGCCCGCGTGGCCTGGTCCTGCAGGTTCATTACCTCACGCGTGATGCGGCTCGACCCGAATGGGCGATCCAAGCGAGGCTTGTACGGCAGCGGCTCGGCCGGCACCCCCCAGCTGTGCCCCCAACCGTCCACTGACCAGCCGGAGCTGTCACGCTCGGCGATGATGGTGCGGCCGTCCAAATAGAGCGTCAGGGCGGTGACTCGCTCGTCGTCATCCCACCCGTCGACAGTCAGCAGGCTGTCCAGCCGGCGCCTGCGCTCATTCCACTGGCCGGTAGCTGACATGGCGTCACGAAAGTGGATGAGCGCTGGAGGCTCACCCCGGCCGCCGGTGGTGTTGACCACGAACGCGGTCGAGTGGGTCAATGCGGCGATGATGCCCTGCGACACCTCCGAGCGCAGGAAGTTACCCTCCCACACCTCACGGCCACCGATCGACTCAAGGTCGCCATCCGGCCACACGAAACGCTCCAGCGTGCACCGACGCGCCAGCAGGTCCACCGCCTTGCCGGCCCAACCGAGCACAATGCCCAGTCGCGCATACTGCGGCGGGATCACCGACCCGACCAGGCGAGTAACCCGCTTCATGTCGTAATAGGACTGACGCAGGCGGTTACGCTCGATCTTGCGATGCAGCTGGTCCAGCAGCAGGTTGAGCGTCGCGTCGTCCTCATCAGGCACGCCAGGCAGGGTGATCCGCTCCATGCTCACAGGACCACCGCCTCTCGCCGCCCGCTCGCCCGCCCGCTCGACCGCCCGCCAGCGCCACTGCTACGCGCCACTGGCTTACGCGGCCGCCCCATCTGCGCCCCGATCAGCGCCAGCGTCGCCGCCTGAATCGGCGTAATGTCCGACTCCGCTGTCCTGCGTGACCACACCCACATACCCGTGTCACCCAGCGGCCGCTTGCCCGCCGGCAACGCCGCTGAGGTGAGCTGCGGCTGCCCGATGTGCCACAGCCAGCCCGTCACAATCCCATCCAGCACCCGCGAGCACCCGGCGCCCAGCTCCGCCACCTTCACCGGCATC